ATAACATCATTCAAATCCATTTCACGAAAGTATTGTTCTTCTTTAAACTTTGCCAATCGATCCATAAATCTTGGATCTAATAAGTCATCAAGCTTTACTTCCAAAAAGATAGACATCTTATGTAAGTTAATTGGACTAGGTGAACACATACCTTTTTCGTATTTTTGAACAGCTTGAAAAGATACTCCTATCTCTTTTGCAATATCAGTTTGTGTATATTTTCTTGCTTTTCTAAAGTGTTTTAGATTAGCACCGAACAGTTTGTTAAATTCTGTTTCAGTATCGTTTATCGGTCTATTAGACATTTTTCTATTTCCTCCATAGTTAAGTTAAAATAATCTTTCACTTGTTCTGCATATCCATACATTGTTATTTCTTTTGATTTATGAGCAGCAGTTCCTCTGAAAGTTGCAAAAGGCATTTGACGGAAAACTTTTTCTGCTTGTAAAAAGAAAGCAGGCTTTTTGTTTTCCCATTTCAAAAACCAATTTGTGTTATTAATCCTGTGAGTAGGCTCATCAGAACTAAATGCTTGATAACCAACATAGTTGGCAAAATTTTTATCTCCTGCTTTTCTAGTCATTAAGTTAAATCTCCATATTCATCGATATAACCACCTAAAGTTTTGCTCATTCGTTTTACAAAATCTGCAATTTTAGAAATTAATCTTGAAGCTGCTACAGGATCAAACTTCATTACTTCTCCGTAGAGAGCTAACATTTCCCAGTCCTCAACTGTTAAAGTGTAAGGCTCCCAGTATTTCGAAAGCATCATAGTGTTAAGTGATTGCTCAACTCTCTTCATTTTTATTTCTTCTTGCATAGCTTGTTTAGCTTTTTCAGAAATAGGTTGATTAGGAAATTGAATTACTTTAGCTGACATTTTTTTTCGTAATCCTTTATCCATTTACTTAATTTTCCAAATTCCAATTCATTTCTTTTTTCATTGTGTTCTTTAATTTTCTTATTCCAAGTTTCTCTATCTGTGTAGTAAAGTTCCTTTAGCTTCTTTGCCTCTTCATAAAAATATTGTGTTTCCTCAACCTGATCGTCTAAAAGCATAGTGGTAAATTTTTCATCTAATTTTTCTGGTATATCTTTAGTCATCTTTTTTTTTCCATTTGTTATAACCATCTATCCATTTTTCAGTTTTAGGTTGGTGTAGTTCCTGTTGCATAATTCTTGATTGCAATAGGTAGTTAGCTGCATCATCATAGTTGTCAGCTTTAAATTTCTTTTTAGCTCGTATCATTTTTGCAGCTACATACATTAAAGAAACCATGTAACCAGGTATTGCTTTAGGCAATCCAAGAAGAGCCGACCACATCTGACCAATACTATTCATATTGTCAGAAAAGTTGCCGTACTCTTCTTGTTTGAGTTCACGGATTTTCTTTAGCTTATGATCTTGGAGATTTTCCATTTGCTTTCCAATCCTCATAAGCTTTTTGAATGAAGTAACTTGCAGACTTCGCAAGTGATTGCGGCATTTCAAATTTTTTATCCGCCATCTCACGTAATTTTTTATACGTGTCTATATTGAGAGCTATCGACTTAAATAAATCCGTATTCATATCGACTACTCCAACGTAGCAGGATCAAAAGCTTCCTGACTATCAGGACTTACCTCTAATTCTTCTACTCTGTGAAACCAATAATACTTTGCACCTTTAGGTAATTTTCCATCACCTGAAGCTGAAGCCTCATATGCGCCTAAACGGAATTTTTTACCGTTAATATTAACAGTACCTTTTAGGTCGTATGATTTTTCAGAAGCTTTATTGGTATTAGGAAAACATATTCCTAAACTTACCTTTTTCTTTTGGTCAGTTGGTTGTTGTTTTTCCATTTGTTATTACTCCTTTGGCTTCCAATGTTGATTTAATCTTGGAAAAATTTTCCTGAAACTTTTGATAGGCAAGAGGATTATTTATTTTAATCTTCTTAAACAAATCAGAATGTTTAGAAATCCAAGCTTTGTATGATCCGAGATGGGAAACCTTATCTAACTCGGTCAATGCTTTGTTAAGAGCTTTATCTTGAGCAACTAAAGCCGCAGAAACTTCTTCCGCTGATGCTATGTTGTCATTAGTAAGACCTAGCATAGCAAGACTTCTACCTGCTGCGCTTGTCTCCGCTACTTCAAGAGCTGATGTTTGATTAATTCGACTAGCAGCTCTGTACTCTTCCGCTAATCCAGTTGCACAATGCTTTCCATCAATAAAAGCATCAACTTGAACTATTACTCTTTTTTCGTCTTGAAAAATAACAGTTGATTTTAGGTCTAATGAAGTACCTAAATTTCTTCTAGCAACAGCTAGTCTTGTAGAGACTAAAGCATATTGCTTTCCATGAATGCTTATTGTTTGTCCAATTAAAGATTTTTTAAAATCGTTTATGACTGCAATAAGTTTGTCGTTTCTATTGTTATCCATATTAAATATCCAACTACTAATAATCCGCACACACATTTAAGGAGGAGGTGCAGTTTCTCCTCACGATTTCGCTTCTGATCTTCACGAAGCAAATCACCTAATGTTTTAATTTTCATTGATTGACCTGGTTGCAGGTTTTTAATTTTAGAGTTTAAATCTTTATTTTTTATGCTTGGTTCCATAAATCCTGTGCTTGCTTGACAAAATCTTTTCCAATTTTCCAAAAAAACGGATGCTCAAAATCTGGGTTAGTATCACGTACCAACTCCATCTTCATTTTGTCTAAATCGTTTATGTGTTCGTGTCTGGTAAGTAATCTTTCTCTACGTTTAGCTGCTCTAACTAATTGTTCGTAAAAGTCTTTTAAATTTTCAGGAATTAAATCAGCACAATTATTTTTATCAAAAATTCTATAACCTTCTTCACATAGATAAACTAACTTCGGATCTTTTACTTTTGTAGCTTCAGTATAAAAAGCTAATTGCTGTAAATGATTTTTATTCGGAAGAGATGGTAACTTCGCAGATGAAAAGCTACGAGTACCATCTTTCTTCCTCTTCATTGGTTTTGACCAAGAAGTTTTCAGCTCCAAGACCGAAAGGAGGTTGCCTTTGGGAGGCATTTTTGGGTATGAAATCCCACCTGATGGAGATCGCTCTCCATGCAAATCTTGGATGCTGAAATCTGTTCTTCCAACTATAGGAAGTTGAACTCTAGGATCTGTATGATTAATCACATCTTCACATACGACATGATTATTTCCTACAAGTTCATTAATACATTTAAAACCGTGTTTAATTGTTTGAGGTATTGTTTCTAAATAATGATTAAATTTTTCTTCATCAGTTTGATTAACTGGATTGTATTTACGGAACTTCTCCATCGCAGCTGATATAGCTTCTTCATCTGTAAAAACTTTATTTTCTACTGGTGCTAATTTTTTAGTAAGTGGGTTCATTTTCCAAATTACTTTTGCAAAGCGATAGGAGAGAGCATCACCGCAAGCCACGCCAGCAGCCATGTTTGAATTACCTTCAAACAATCTACGAGTTTCTTGATCGCAAATAATATAACGATAAACAAAAACTCCGTCAGGATATGAAAGTGATGTTGATGAGTGGTGGTTAATTCCTAATCTTGCAAAGTTAGGAAGAGAAGCTTCACTTAAAGGATCAGCTAAAACTTTTTTATTATTTATCATGGAGTAGGTGATACTCCAATTTTAAATTTTACTCGAAACTGTTTGGCTTTTTGATGTTCTTTGGTGAGATCTTCTGCTTAATTATTCTCTCTGTTGCGCTATGATGTAATGGATTGCTTTCTATTGCGTCTGACTAATTCCCATTCCAAGCCATTTAAACAATCCCAGATCCATTGGACTTTGTATTTAACTTTACCACCAATATAAATCCATTGTGGACCAAGCATTATTGGCTCTTGGGTATCTTTAGTTTCGTTATATGTCATCCTCCATTCGCAAGCGGTTCTATATTTAAAATGTTCAGGAAATAACCAACATAAATCTTTAGGACATATATAATCTTCAGCTTTTAGATTATCTCTTTCTTGTTTTCGAGCCTTTTGTTCTCTTTCCTTTTGTAAATTCGCTATGTTTGTGTCTTTAGGCAACTTTATCCTCATCGTCAAAATGTTCATCTACCGTACTTAAAAGCTTTTCTCTCATATGTTTGATTTGTTCTTGTTCTCTTCTAAATATATCTGGGTATAAACTATCTTTTATTTTTGTACCTTGTTCTTTAAAATTTTTAATTTGTTCAATAGCTTCTTTTAATTTTTTATTACTATCTTTCGCATTTTTTTGAATATTCATTACGTCTTTCTTAATTCTATCTAAAAGTAATTTATATTTTTCTTCTTCCGTATGCTTTTCTTGTATAGCGCTGTGTTCTTTTACAATGTCAGTCGTAATTTTACTTTTCTTAACTAATCCAGGATTAACCATTGCAACAATAGGTGATGTCCATTCAGGTTTGCAATTTTGTAAAATGTATTCTTTTTTTCTAAATGGATCTGGGTTAATTAAATTAGCTTGACCTCTTACTTCTTCATATAATCCAAAATAATAATGAGTTTCATCTATACCCATTTCTTCAACTGTATGTCTAAAAGCCATAACACATAATTGATTAGGAAAAGCTTTGCTCCATACTTTTGATTTATAATAGAAAGCAACTTGATTGTTATACATAGAACCAGGAGAAGATACTCTAATAGCCATTATGTCAGGTCTCCAAATGTTTCTAGGAACTGTAACTACTTGCGCATCATCTATTTTAGTATAGTAGGAGAATATTCTTCCAGGATCATATATATCTTCCAATTCATTAGCTTTTAATAAATCTACTTTTCCCCAGACGTGAGTTTGTAAATCATCAAATAATAGTTCCGCAGGATCTACATTAAGAATTTTTGAATATTTTATAGCTTGATCATGAGTAATTTTTCTATTTCCTCTTACTTGATTAAATACGTTTTCATAAGTTGTATTATCATTAGTTTCTTTAAGTCTTTTAGTTAGTTCAGGTATCGAAATATTTTGTTCAACTAATTGTTCTGATATTTTTTTTGATGGAGAACCCAGATCAAAAGGATTGTAATATCTGGCTCTATTACTACCTCTTTTAATAAAATCTCTATATTTTGCTTTTTTCCATTCTCTTACAAACTCTTCTTTTGCAGCTCCAAGTCTTAATAACATTTCATTAAAAACTAGATCTGGTTTTCCTTCAACTACTCTTTGAGCATAATCTGTATTTAAGAATTTTTTTCCTAATTCCTCTCTTTGTTCAGTTGTAAGATCATAAGCTCTTAATTGAGCTGCTCGTTGTGGAACTTGGTATGAAAAGAGTTGTGTTACTGAAGCATGATCATCTCCGTCAAGAAGTGATCTATTTTCTCTAATAAATATTACGAAGCTACTATGCTTTAATACGTGAGTTGAAACTCCTGATTTAGGTGATTTTTCCCAGTAAATTTTTAAATTTTTATTATTTTTAATATATTTATTCATTAACATTGAGGTTATATACTAAAGAACATAAGATAGTCAATTATTGAATATGTTTTTTCTTGACTATGTATCTGGGTAGTATAAAGCCTTATTTTATGCGGTTTTTTGACGAGAAAAGGCTAAAAAGTGAGTAAAATCAAGCAAATTTACTGTAAAGACGTGAAATTTAGCCAATATTCCTTATGGCATAGGCACCAAACACATAGTGCTATTGCTATGATGGATGTAGATAAAGTCGAATGCTGCATGGCTTGTAATGAACCTCTTTTTTTAGCTGAAACCGTAAAATTCGTAGGTCAAGATTTTAAAAAAGGTCATTCAATGATACGTCAACTTGGAATTAAAGCAGCATTACCAACGTATTTGCTTTGGTACCATTTCGTAGGTGAGATGCCTATGTGGGTTTATGTAAAGAAAGTAGCACCTGATTATAAAGGTGGTTATGAAAGTCCGCCTCAAA